CTTATTAACCCAGAAGATTCACAGGAAATTGAAAGCCAATTAACTGGTCTCCTTGATAGATGGAAAGCTCAACTAAAAACTGCCAGTCCTAGTAAGAAATTTAAACTTGCTCAACTACCTTGGGGTTTTGAAGAAGTAACTGATGGAGGAGAAACCAAAGGTTATTTTAAAGTCAGAGCAAAGATGAAGGTAGGTGGTGCTAGACCTGACGGTACGCAATGGAAGAACAGACCACCAACACTATTTAATGCTGATGGTTCTGTTATGTCTGACAGCCAAAAGGTTGTTGTTAACAAATGTGGTCCAGGTACTACAGGACAAGTCAACCTACGCTGTAGTGGTTGGGAAACTCCTGCCTTTGGAGTTGGAATTAAGATTCAACCTGAAGCAGTAATGATTAAAAACCATGTTGAATACTCAAGGAGTGCAACTGGGTATGGCTTTCAAACAGAAGACCCACAGGAGCCAAGCCAAGAGTGCCCAATGCCAACCACAGCAGTTGCAGGAGACGAGTTCTAAACAAAAGTACAGAAGTAAATTTGAAGCTGGAATTGCCGCTACCCTATACAAAAACAAAGTCACCTTTAGTTATGAATCCCTTGAGTTGGAGTACGTCCTCAGTTGCTGTTACAAGCCTGATTTTATCCTTAACAACGGGGTCATTGTTGAAACTAAGGGCTTCCTCTCAAAAGAGGACAGAAGAAAAATGGTTGCGGTTAAGGCGGCAAATCCCAGTTTAGATATACGTTTCTGCTTTCAGAACGCAAAGACAAAACTAAGTCGTGGCAAAAAGAGAAGCCTTTCCTATGGCGATTGGGCTACTAGGAATGGTTTCCCTTGGTGTCATAAAACAATTCCTGCTGATTGGTACTAATGGATAACAAACAACGCATTGAACATGCAGAAAAAAGGATTAAAGAGCTACAAGATCTAATTGCACATTGGAAAGCTAATGACAGAAACAAACAAGTACGTCAAGAAAGAACCTTGTCCTAACTGTGGCAGCAAAGACAATCTTGCTGTCTATTCAGACGGTCATGCTTTTTGCTTTGGCTGTAGTTACAGAGTGCCTGCTCCTACTGAAAAGAAACACAAACGTAAATCTTATTACTCATCTACACCAGTGACTTCACCATTAATAAAATTCGTCACGCCAAAAGAACTTCCTAAACGTGGTATTACAGAAGAAACTGCTAAGTTTTTTAACTATGGAATAGCTGATTACAATGGCTCTCCTGTACAAGTAGCTACTTATGAAGATCAACTAGGCAGACAATCAGCACAACATATAAGGTTTAAAGATAAACGATTTATATGGGTTGGTGACTGTAAAAATGTACAGTTATGGGGGCAAAAACTATGGCGGCAACACGGTAGTTATGGAAACATTTTTGCTGTAATTACAGAAGGCGAGATAGATGCAATGTCTATTTCACAGGTACAAGGTAACAAATTTCCTGTAGTTTCTCTGCCATCTGGTGCTCAATCTGCTAATAAGTATTTAGCTGCAAATTTAAAATGGCTCAACCAATTCGCCAAGATTGTTCTTTGCTTCGATACAGATGAACCTGGTATCCAAGCAGCAGAAAAAGCAATTGAAATATTACCTGCTGGAAAAGCAGCTATATGCCGACTACCAAGAAAAGATGCTAATGAAATGCTCCTCGCAGGTGAAGGAGAAGAACTTAAAAGTCTGCTGTGGAAAGCAACACCTGTTAGACCGGATTCAATCTTAAATGCGAATGATTTATGGGAAGAATTAACTAAAGAAGGAGCAAGTTCTGTTTGTCCTTTTCCTTATCCAATGCTGGATCAATTCACGAGGGGTTTTCGTAAATCCCAAATGATTACTATTTGCGCTGGATCAGGAACAGGGAAATCAAGTTTGTGTAGAGAGTTAGCCCATCATTTTTTAAAGAATAAATTGACCGTCGGGTACATAGCTTTAGAAGAGTCAGTACAAAGAACAATGCAGGGAATCCTAGGTATTGAACTTAATAAGCCGCTGCATTTAGAAGAACAGATAGAAGAAGTTGAAGGATTAAAATCAGCCTTTGATAAATTATTTGGTACAGAAAAATTATTTCTCTATGACCATTTTGGTTCAATGGAACCAGACAGGTTGATAGAACAAATTCAATACATGGCTACAGCAGAAGGAGTTGATGTAGTTATTCTTGACCATCTAACTATTGTTATCTCTGGATTAGCTGATGTAGATGAGAGAAGAGCTATTGATATTACTTGTACAAAACTTAGACAGGTAGTTGAAAGTACTGGTGTCGCTATCATTCTTGTCTCTCATTTAAGAAGACCACAAGGTGTATCACATGAGCAGGGATCACAGGTTTCAACCTCAGATTTGAGAGGCAGCTCAGCAATTCTTCAGTTATCTGATTTATGTATATCAGCAGAAAGAAACCAACAAGGAGATGCTGCTGAAAGATCTGAAATGCAGCTAAGGATTCTGAAGAACAGACATACTGGTTCTACGGGACCAATAGATAAGCTTCTGTATGACGAAAATACTGGTCGTCTTTCTATTCCTATGTCCACTTATTTCGGTGCTTAACCATGACCTTATTAATTGATTCTGATTGGTTGATTTATTCTTCTTGTTGCAGTTGTGAGCAAGATGTCAAGTGGAATGAACATCTACATACTCTTCATTGTGATGAAAGAGAAATACATGAAATGATTGATAGTCGAATTGATTATTACCAAACAATTGCTGATGATAAAGATGATGTAGTTATGTGTTTCACTGAGTATCCAACATTTAGACACCAAATATTTTCTGACTACAAAGCTAATAGAAAGAACAAACGTAAACCATTAGCTTTACACGCAATGATTGAACAAATAAAACAAAGATATGAGTCAGTTTCTTATACAGGTTTAGAAGGTGATGATGTTTTAGGGCTACTTGCTACATCTAAAAGATATTCAAATCCTATTATTGTTTCTCCTGATAAAGATATGAAGACTGTTCCTTGTACTCTTATTGCTAGTGATGATATGGAACTAATAACTAAGAAGAAAGCTGATAGACATTGGATGATTCAATCATTAACTGGAGACAGTACAGATAATTTTAAAGGGTTGATTGGTTGTGGTCCTGTTACAGCAGATAAGATTTTAGGTGATGCTAAAACTTTGCCTGATATGTGGGACAAAGTAGTAGAAGCATACGAAAAAAAGAAACAAACTTTTGCTGATGCAATCCTTACTGCACGTCTTTCTCGCATCTTACGAGAAGGAGATTTTAACTACAAAACTAAGGAGGTAGAACTATGGACCCCATAGATCCTGATCATTACAAGTTTCCTATTCCACCCATTGAATACATATTGAAAAATAATATGGGTTACTGTGAAGGTAACGTCATTAAATACATTTCACGTTGGTTTAAAAAAGGAGGGAAAGAGGACTTGAGAAAAGCTAAAATGTACATAGATTATCTAATAGCGAGTGAAGATTCATAAGTGGACTACAATACTTCTGAACCCCTTCCTTTTCCTTTCTTGACTGACGAGCTATTACAAGCTCTAGAAAGTCATTATCCCCAGAGACACCCAGACCTATCTTTATCTGATAGAGAAATATGGTTTAAGGCTGGTCAAAGATCTGTTGTTGATTTCTTAATTGAACATCAAAATAGACAAAAGGAAAACATGTTAAACAACGTCTTGGAGAATCAAATCTAATGTGTGTTGGACCTTTAAAACCACCCAAGTTACCTGACTTGCCTGACCCCAGACCTACTGCACCAGCACCGGAAAAAACTGCTGGAGGTGTAGTAACTGGTAAAAGAAGATCCAAGAAAGGTACTTCTTTAAGTTCTTTAAAAGGTAAGAAAGGAGCTAACACAGGTATTGGTTCTTTAAGAATCCCACTACAAAACAACCGTGGTGATCTGCGGTATTAATTATGGAACTTGCTTTGAATCAAACAGCTGTTGCTAGGTATGAGCAACTAGAAAGTAATCGTTCTACTTTTTTAAGGAGAGCTAGAGATGCTTCAAAGTTAACTCTTCCAGCATTAATACCAGAATCAACTACTGGTAATGCAGCTAAATTAAATACTCCTTACCAAGCAGTAGGAGCTAGAGGATGTAATTCCTTAGCAAGTAAATTATTAATTGCTTTGCTACCTCCTTCTACTCCTTTCTTCAAACTAAGTATTGATAGTCTTGCTTTACTACAAGAAGGACAAGAAGGATTAGAGACTGAAATAGATAAAGGTTTAAGGGTTATAGAAAATGCCCTGATGAATGAGATAGAAGTTAGCAATGACAGAGTTGCAATGTTTGAAGCACTCAAGCATTTAATTGTTGGTGGTAATGTTCTTCTTTATCTGACTGACAAAGGACTAAAGGTCTATCACTTTGATAGGTATGTCTGTAAACGTGATGATGTAGGAAATATTTTAGAGATCATTACTAAGGAGACTATTCATCCACAAGCTTTACCAGCAGACTTCCTTGAATTAATTAAAAAGAAAGAGAACTATGACGCTGAAGATTTTGATGAAGACTTAGATATTTATACATGTATCAAAAGATATGGTGATGATTTTACATGGCATCAAGAATGTAAAGGGGAAAGGATTCCAGGTACTGAAGGTAAATCTAAAGTAGATGTCTCACCTTGGATTTGTTTACGTTGGACACGGATTGATGGAGAAGATTATGGAAGAGGATATGTAGAAGAATATCAAGGAGATTTGATTAGTCTTGAAGCATTAATGCAAGCCATCATTGAAGGTGCAGCTGCTAGTGCTAAGACTTTATTCCTTGTTAATCCTAATGGTGTTACTAGAGCAGCAACCCTAGCCAAGGCTCCTAATGGTGCAATACGGGAAGGATCTGCTAATGATGTTTCTGTTCTGCAAGTAAATAAAGGAGCAGATTTCCAAGTGTCTTTCTCTGCTATTCAACGTATAGAAGGAAGACTTGAATACGCTTTCTTAATGGCTAGGTCAGTACAAAGAGATGCAGAAAGAGTGACCGCTGCCGAAGTGTCAATGATGGCAAATGAGCTGGAAAATAGTTTGGGAGGAATATATTCAATACTGACTCAAGAGTTTCAGCTTCCTTATTTAAAGAGAAGGATGCACATGCTTACTCGTAGTGGTAAGGCTCCTAAATTACCAGAAAAGATAGTCAAACCTAAGATAGTAACTGGTCTTCAAGGTCTTGGTAGAGGTAACGATAGAAACAAACTTATTGAATTTATCGGTACAGTTTCTCAAGCATTAGGACCAGATATTATGCGCCAATATATGAACGTAGATGAGGCAATTAAGAGATTAGCTAACTCAATTGGTATAGATACAGCTAACCTAGTTAAGACCCAGGAACAAATTCAACAAGAGCTACAAGCACAACAACAACAACAGCTGATTCAACATCTTGGACCAGCTGCTTTAGGGTCGCCTTTAATGGATCCTAAAAATAACGCACAAGCACAACAACTAACGGAGCAACCTGATGCCAGCCAAGAAGCCAGCTGAAACAGCTAAACAAATAGAAACACCAAAACCAAAGCCAGCAAAAGCAGTAGAAGATACTTCTGCTAATGCTGTAGTCAGTAGACTTTCTCCTGAAGTTAATACTGACTCACCACAAAAGGTGGAATATAAAACT